AGTTCGGCCTGCACGACCTCGGTGCAACGCTTGAACCATTGCTCGATTGAATCCTCGCTCTCCATCTCCTTGGGCGGATCCATGGAGAACCAGCGGCTCTCCATTGGCGTCATCCACGCGAGTTGACCGTTGGCAAGGATCATATTCGCCCGCACGGCGGTGGCGTCGAACAGCGCCGTCTCATCAGCCATGTCCGGCTGCGAGGAGGCCGAGAAGACCCCGGCCTTGCGCGGCATCACAAACTTGGCGATCTCCTCCCAGAGGCTTTCCCATGTCGCCCGTGCCGCGACCATTTCAGCGTGTTTCCGCAGAATCTTCCCGGCGAGTTCGGTCTTCATTTGGTATCAGTCAAAACAGGTCAGCCAAGTGTGGAGGAATCACCTGCCCCTTGATCGGATTCCCCGGCGAGGATCGAACGGCGCATTCCACGGCGTTGAGCCGCTTGCCGTCTCATGTCCCCCTCGGCATCACCTTGCACGACTTGCGCTCCGGGCGCGGGTTTGTTGAGTTCCATCTGGCGGAGCGCCTCGGCTTGCTGGCGTTTCTGTTCCTCAAACTGCTGGCGTTGCATTTCCATCTGGCGTTGCTGCGCCGCCGCTTGATCTACCGCCGCCTGCTGCATCTGGTTCTGTTGCTGCTGGGCCTGCTGCTGCTCTTGCTTGCTTGGGCCTCTCTTCCCTCCCCCAAACCACGCTAGGCAGGGTGAGAGGATAGGGTTTTCGGAATGGTCAGTAAGTCGCATCGCTTATGGAGTTTTGAGGTTGAATAAACTCGGAGCGGGCGGTCTCGCCGACTCCATGCGATGCAGGGAAGTGTATACGGGGCGAAGTTGCAAGGGTTATTTTGACTGATACCACAATATATAGTGATCAGCCAGCAGTTCTGACACAACCTGTGGTATGCGTGCGCGGCATCGCGCCAGCGTTCTTCGGGGTCGTGAATGTCCACCGGGCGGGCGAGCATGAAGAAATCCTCGGTGTTCACGACCACACCATTCCATGCGGTCAACTCGACCTCCTCCGCGAAGGATCGCGGCTGCGGATACCGCCGGTAGAGATTGAGGATTTGGAGTTCCAGTTCGCGTTTCATGCCCTCCAGATAAGTTACAAATCAGAGGGGAATCATCGCCTCACCCGGGAGAACCCGCCTCGGAATCCTGCCATGACTTTGACCGGGTTGCCGGATGTTGGCTTGCGAGCAATCGCGCTGCGGTCGATCACCATGCCTCTGGAGATCGCTTGGTGCGAAAGCGAGAACGCATCGGAGTAGTGCGAGGCCCAATCGTGAACCGGCACATCCTTGATCGTGACGCCATCGCGCTCCTCTTTGGAATGGTAGGCATCGAGCGCATCAAGACCATCGACGCACCCGGCCTCGGCAAAATGGATTCGCGGAAACGCATCGTTGGCCAAATTGATTCCATCCCAAACCGAAAGTTGCCGTGGCACCGGCACCACGCCGGTCAACCCGGCGGTCGCAAGCGCCCCTTGCCACAATCCACCATTTTCCGTGGAAGCATCGTGCGGAAGGAAATGCGAGCCGTAAGCATACTGCTTGGCCTTGAGTCGTGCGGCCCAATCCGCAGGGGTTTTGCATTCATCATCCCCGCTTAATGCTTCCAAATAGTTGAGCCGGTCGCCGACCATTTGCCAAATCCACACCTTCTGGTTGAGCGGAGCGCCCACATCCCAGCTTGTGTAGACCGGCAGTTCCTTGAACCACAGGATGTCGTTGCTGATGCGCTTCTCGGCGCGGGCCTTTTCGAGAGCGCGGACATAGATCGCCCCGGGCCTGCCGATGGCAAACGAGCATTCGTATTCCTGCTCAAAAATGTGTGCCGGGGTTCCCTTGCGAATGTCGCGGAGTTCCTCCTCGGGAATGATTCCGCTGTCGCTGGCCTTGAGCATGAGCGTGAACCATTCGGGATTCCCGCAGGCGTCGTTCCACAAACGCCAGAATGCATTCCTGCCTTTCGGTGTCCCGATAAAAGTCGCCCACCCGTTGTAGTCGGACAGGCAGGGCCGGACGACTGAATGCCAAGCCGCCGGGTCGATGTCGGCATATTCATCAATGACCACGCCATCGAGGTAAAGACCGCGCATCCGCTCGTAGCTTTCCCCGGAGTAAAGCCGGATCGTCGCGCCGTGCGGCAAGGTCGCGATGAGATCGGCCTCGTTGATCTTCACGCCGGGGAGCGGCGAGAGGAAGGTCTTGATGTAACCCCACGCAATGTCCTTTGCCTGGTCTCGCGTCGGCGCGATGTAGGCGAACCGCAGCGGCGGGCCGGGGCGCTCGGTGGTGAATGCCTTGTTCAGCAGGTCTTGAATGCACCCAAAGGTTTTCCCTCCGCGACGATGCACCACCATGCAGGCCCAGCGTTTCCCTCGCTCCAGATAGGTGCGGAATTGCCTTCGCGGGCGGATTTCAAATTCCGCTTCAGACATCGCCGCCCATGATCACCCGGATTTTTTGTGTGCCGGTCTGCTCGACCTCGACCTTGTCTCCATAGCGTTTCGGCGCGAGCTTGCTGGCCACCCATTTGAGCGCGTCCACCCGGAGCCGCCCGATCTGCGCGTCGTGCGAGTTGAACGCCTCGTCGAGGATCATGTCAGCGTAAGCATCGGCCTGCTTCTGGCGCGATTGCGCGTATTGTTCGGAAAAGGTTTTGTTGTTCATCGTCCACTCGATCACCGTGGAAGGCGGAAGGTCGATGTCTCGGCAAATCGCCCGCAGGGTTTCGCCATTGGCGATGCGGAAACAGATCAGATCGGCGAGTTCTTGGGTGAACTTCGTCGGCCTGCCTTGCTTTTTCTTTGGTTTCGTCGCCATGGCTTTATATGGTATCAGTCAAAATAGCTCTTGACAAGTTTTCGTCATCCCCCTTTAGAATCCCCCTGCCGAATTTCTACTTCGGTGCGTTCTTCGGCTTTGGTTTTGACCTTCGTTTGCCGGAAGAGGATTTCGACCGTTTCCGGGTCGTCGTCGGCAATGAGATTTGCGTAGCGGAGTTGGTCGATAAGTGGCTTGCAGCCGCCTGCAAAATTGTCAGCGTCGAGCAGTTTTGTGGCGTGTCTCGTAATGCAGAGAGTAATGCGGTTTTGGCGCGTTTCTTCTCGCCTTGCAGGGCCGTCCAATGCTGGCCGAGCAACCGGTTGAGGCTTGGCGTGAGGTAGCGTCGAAGAGTGAGAGAAACTGCCATCGGGGTTCTGCCGGTAGCCGAGGTTTCGGAGTTGTTCATGTGTCCAGTTCATCTTTTTTTTCTGGCGCGAAGCATGGCGATGACCTCGGGAAACTTGGCCGGGTGAAATGCCACTTCTCGGATTTTGTCCGCAGGTAATGGCATTGGCATAATTGAGCAAATTTGCTGATAGGGTCGTCCTTTCAAAAAATGCCGCGCCGTCCGCCGAGCCTCGGTGATAATCGCCTGCTGGTGCTTGGATTTATACCGCTGCGTGTTCCATATGTCCTCGACGGCCTGCAAAATGATATTGCAGACCAAGTCGCAGACCCCGTTGGTGTGATACTCACGCGATGGGGGTCGCGTGGTATCAGTCAAAACTTGATCAGAAAGGGATTTCTTCACCTTCTTCTGTGTGGGTTTTTTCGACATGGCGTTGGATTTCCTTGGTGGCTTTTTCGATGGGGACGACCTGCTTGGCGTTGCCGAGGATCGGGGTCTGGACTCCGCTCTCGCGCTCCTGCTTGCTGATCGACTGCTTGACCATGTAATCCCCGAATTCCCCTCCCGGGGTCGGAATCAAAACGAGGTCGGCGAAAATAGCCTGGTTGCCGTTTTTTCGGGTGATCCGTTTGAAGCGGTTTTTATCGAGTTGGGTGACATCAATGGATAATGTAATCATTTTGTTTTGTGTATTTTATTGGGTTTGTGTTCTGGCGGGAGATTATTGAGGAACGAAACCGCTTTGCCGGTGTCGCCAACCTCGGCAGCGGTCACGCAATTGTCGCTCACGATGCCGTGGTCTTGGAGGGTGTTCATCGTGTCGATCTCGTCGTAATTCTGCGCGTGGATGTAGTATTGTAGCGTGTTCACTTGGTATCAGTCAAAACTCAAAAATAACCGAGGTTGTCGGAGTCTCGAAAAGCTCGACAGCATAAATCTGCGGCAATTTCGGAGCGATTTCGTGACCGAGCCAAAACGCAAGGTTCTCGGCGGTGGTTTCAAAATCGAACGAGTCGTTGAGAAATGTGTGGTCGAGCTTTTGGACAACGGGCCGCACGACGCCAGCGATGTCGGCGTAGTCCACTACCCAATCGCGTTCGGGGTTTAGTTTTCCATGGCAATGGACGCGCAGTTTGTAGCTATGCCCATGCAGTCGGCCACATTGATGCCCGACCGGCACCTTGGTGAGTTGATGGGCGGCTTCAAATGTAAAGTCCTTCCAGAGTTTAAAGTTGGCGTTGAGGCGTTGTGGTTTGTTCATAGAAATTGAAGTTGTGGGCGTTGATCTCCGTTGGTGCTTTGGGCGAGATACCGCCGGAGTTCGACAAGTCGCTCATCGCCGCCGCGCAGCCATCCGGTGCCGTCACAAGATTCGGCTCCGGCCTCATGCGCCATCCATAGGAGGCGCTCCGAGTTGACCCGCCCGACATGAACTTTTGGAAAGTTGTCAGTCCATGTTCGGAGGTTGCGCCATTTCCACTCGGTGGTGCCGCCCACAAAAATCACCTCGGCATCACTAGGAACATGGTGCTGGGTCATGCCGTCCTGCACGGCAAAAGCCAGCGGGGTGTTGGGGCGGGCGGATCGCACTTGCGGCGACCACTCCTGCCATGAAATCAATGTCGCCTCGGCATCGGCGACAACATCTGGAACCACAATCCATAGCGGGCGGTGTGCGATTTTGGATTTTTCCAAAAGATGCAAAAAGGCCACAGAGTCCCACGGGCGATTGTTTGCCCATGCCCCGTAAGCACCATTGTCGAGGGCGTATGGCATCCATGAAGGTGGTTTGCGCCAACCATCCGGCGAGATCAACCAACCAATCCGCCCATCAAATTTACCGGCTAGGTAACCGACCTCGATTCCCGAGTTATTGGTGGGCATCACGATCATACCGTCACAATCTTTGTAAACTCCGCTAACCGGCGGAGGATCGGCTCGCCGCGATCCGACGAGAGCATTTGTTTCAGCGCCTCGCGGCCCGCATTCGCCGTCCAGATCACCGGGAGTTCGTGACTCGTCCGGTGTTCCAGCAGGTCAAAGAGTTCCAGTTCCGCCCGCTCGGTCATCTTGTTTTTCCCGAGGTCGTCGAGGAGCAGCACCTTCGTGCGGCGGCACCGGGTCAGCGTGTCCTCGGCCATGCCCTTGGCCTGCGGGTCATCGTGCCATTGGTCGGCACACGCCTTGGCAAATGCCGTGGCCGTGATGCCAAACACGCGAACCCCGCTGAAGTGAAGGCGCTTGAGAAGCATCCACGCCGCACGGGTCTTGCCGGTTCCCGCGATTCCGACAAAGCCCAGCCCCATCGGCGAAACCTCCCATGCCTCGCATTCGCGCAGAAAAGCCGCTGGAATGCGTTGTGGGTCGCTTTCGCGGTAGAGTGGGGGGCAGAGGGTGTGGAAAGCCTCCTGCCGCCTTTGCTGCTCCAATAAAGCCTGCTCCTGCTTGAGCATCTCGATCCGTCGAAGGTCGCAGTCCTCGCAGAGGATTTTCATGGTCGCGAAAAACTTCACGAAGTCCTCGCTCGGCACGGGAACGCTGTTGAAGCACTCCGGTGTCGCACAGGCTTGAACCGTGGCTACCATGACAGATCGACCTCCTTCGCTTTGGCCGGGGCCGGTTTCTTGGATTTGGGCGGGAAGATTCCCTGCCACCCATTCGCGATGGATTGATGGATCGCCTCGATGGCCTCGTCATGCCCCATCTCCGAGAGGTTTCGGAGTTGAGCTTGCACGGATGCTGGGGCGAGGGATTTGAGCCGGGAGGATTTCCGGTAAGCAAGGTAGCTTTCCCATGCCGCTCCGAAATCCGCCGTCTGAAGGTTCGCCGGAAACTCCACCCCTACTTCTTCGTTAGAAGAAGTATTAGAAGTAGAAGATGAAGTAGAAGAAGAAGAGCTATTTTTAGCCATTGGCTGATTGATGGCTGAGCCATTGGCTGAGCCATTGGCTGAGCTATTCCCAATTACTGCACTTGTATTCTCTCTCATTCCACTATCCCATCGGAGCTTAGCTCCGCGCTTGCCACTCAATGACCTCTCTTCTCGATATTGATCCTGCTTCAATTTTTCCTCCACCAAGCGTTGATGAATAAGTTTCGAGGAATCGCTTGGGTGCGGTTGGAATAGCTGAAGGCATGGCTCAACGATGGCTAAGTCATGGCAACCGCATAGCTGAGCTATGGCTGAGCTATCAGCGGGAATCCAATCTTCGCGCCAGCAGTAGCAGAGGAGTTCCATGTAAAGCCCCCGCGATGCCCAAGGCAGCATGCGGATTCGCATATCAGCCAGCCAGTCGCCGGGGTAGAATTGAAACGCAGGGCGCTTAGTCATTGGAATTCCTCCCAAAGAGTTCTGAATGCTCGCTCGGCTGTGGCAGGCACGACTCCGTTGCCGAGGAGTCGCAGCTCGTCTGTTCTGTTGTCAGTCTTAACCATCCACTCACAAATTTCGGCCAGTTCTGAATTACTGAGGCCGGACAACTCGGCGAGGTCCACCCCATGCAGACGCCTTGGAGCGTTTCGACCCAGCGCGGGTTCAATTTGCCGGGGTTCTGCCTGCTCAATGTCACTTTGCCCTCCTCGATCCGCTTCTGTGCCACTTCCGGCGTCGATGCCAGATGCGAGTCGCCCATGATCGGCGTTGCCCACGCCTTCGGTGTCGCCCCTACTTGGTTCTGTAGGTAGATTTGCGTCGAGGTGTTCTGGTTCTTCTCCTCTGCTACGGACGGGGTTCGCCACATCTTCTCCACTTCGTGCAAGACTTGCGTCTGAATCGGCTTGTGAAGGTTTACGCCCTTCTCCGTCTGCTGGTATTCCGCTCGCTTCGTCCATTGCTCTGTGTTCTCCGGCGGTTGGTAGCAAAACGCATTCGGCGTTGCCCATTGCACCTGCCGCGCCAGATATTCCGTAGTCCGTCCCGTTGCTAACCTGCTCGGCCTCATCTCTGGAGACATTGCCGATGCATCCGTCGCGGTTGGAGTGGACCACCCTTGGCGGCTCCCATCCGTGCTGGGGTTCGCCGGGGCGGCTTGGCCATGCTTGGTCATTGCATGGTGCAGGCTGACTCCGTGGAATCCTCCCTGCTCCAGATTGTTGTCCTTGCGTAGCACTTCCCCATCCCTGTGGTTCGATGCATCCGGCGTTGGCCAGTTGGCTTGGCCATGGGCATGAATGAACTCTCCCAAAGTCGCCGTCCCTTCCCCTACTCTTATTGGGTTGGATGGAGCATTGGGGGTGCTCTTCCAATCGGTTGTGCGAGGTGTTGGGTATTCCGATTGTTCCTTTATCACCACCGTTGTCAGCGACTCCTGCGACCCCTTCATTCCACGCGAGCGATCTTGAAAGCCCTGCCGCACCTCCGAGGCTATTGGAGACGGCCAAGATGAAGACGCGCTTGCGCTGGTGCGGTGCGCCGACTTCAGCCGCGCTGAATATTCCCCACGCCGTTGAATAACCAATTTGTTCCAACTCTCCAACGACCTCTCGGAGTCCGAGGGAGATGTGTCCTTCGACATTCTCGAAATAGCAGAGTCGGGGGCGAAGAAGTCGAATTCCGTCTGCGATGAAAGGCCAGAGGTGCCGAGGGTCTTCTGTGCCGAGGCGCTTTCCGGCTGCGCTGAATGGCTGGCAGGGATAGCCCCCAGTGAGGATGTCCACGCGGTCACGAAACTCTGCCCATGGGAAGGATTTAAGATCCGTCCAGATAGGTGCTGCGTCCATGAGTCCCGCTTCCATTTTTGCGACCAAATTCGCGCAGGCGAAGGCTTCGATCTCGCAAAGAGCGACCGTGCGCAGATTTCGGATAACTCGGTGCAGTCCAATCTCAATGCCGCCGTATCCGGCACAAAGGCCGATGTGTGTAATTGTTTTGGGATTATCCACATGCTGCCCCCCTGTAGACGGCCAGCACCCGAGCATGAGCCTGCGCCCGCTTCGCCTTGCGGTAGCAGAGGTGCTGGATCACGCCGGTTTTGACCGCTGCCGAAAACCTCGCCCCCATCGCGTTCGGGTGCGGAGGCTCCGGTATCCATGGCCGGACATCTTCCGCCGTGAATTCCGCTCCGTTGCGAGCCAGCCATGAGATGACCCCATCGCAGGTCGCCTTCCAATCCTCGGAGGTGTTGGCATCCACGGCCACGATCCCGCGCTCGCGCAGTTCCTCGCCGGTCATTTGGATGCCCTCGCTTTCTTGGGTTTATCGACAACCAGTTTGACGATCTTCTTGCCGACCACGGCCTGCTCCTCCTGCACCGGCACACCCATCTTCGCGCACCATTCGCGGAATTTGCTGCCGGTCATCTTTCCACCGAGGTTGGCGACGAGATCATCGAGGCCGGATTTGCCGGCAATTGCCGCCCGGACGATGCTGATCCGGTCGAAATGCTCGCGGCCTGCCTCCTCTTGGAGTTTCCAACCAGGCACAACCACGCCGGTTGCCATCTGCTCCTTCGCTGCCGTTTTGACCTCGTCTACGAAGTCTTCAAACATCGCCGAGGCTTGCAGGAATTTCCCAAGGCGCTCCGGGTTGGCGACGAGTTCCGACTTCATCGCCTCCAGCGAAACCGCCGGGGATTCCACGACCGCCAGCGTCTCGGTGACCGGCGTGGTTCGGGCGACACATTTGTCCGCGTTCCGGCACCAGTTGCAGTATTCACACGGGGTCGGCACCTTGGCCGGGTCGTTCACCGCCGCCAGCACTCCGCCCACGATCTCCTCGGCCTGCTCGTAGGTGAAATGATATTCCACCACCTCGCGCTGGTCGCAGAAAACCATGTAGGTCGTCCACTCCTGCGCGAAATCGCGTTCCATATTGCCGAGCGAGTAGGCTGCGGCTTGCTCTAGGTAAGAGCGTAAATTTCCCGACTTGAGGTCGAAGGATTTCAAACGCACCGCAGCGCGGGCATCCTCGGTGCCGACATGAGTCATGCCGGGTGTCACGACCTTGAGCTTGGCCTCGTCGGCCTCGATGGGAGCGCCATCGGCAAGTTCGCGAACCTTCGCGACTGCCCACGCCACCGATTCCAGTTCGTCGGAAGATAATTCCACCGCGACCGGCTGCGCCATGAGCATCGCCCGGAACGCCGCATCGAGGCGTGTCCCGCGCTCTGCCGCTGGGCCTGCGACGGGATTGCTCTCGTAGCAGGCGCATTGAGCCAATTTCGGAAGGGCCGAGTGTCTGATGGCGCTCATTATGCTGCCTCCTTTTGCGAAGCCGCATTGACCGCTGCGATGAACTTGGCGGTATTAGCCAAAACTCGTTTGCGGTAGCCCTCATCCGCGATGTCGCGGAAGGTTTGCCCCTCGGCGATCTGCCCCTTGGACAGCAAAAACGCATTCACCGATTCCTCGGACTCCACGATCTCGGCGGGCCATTCGTCTGCCCACTTCGTTGCCATCTTGATCTGCACGACCGGCACTTCCACGACCGGCTCGGTCTTCACCTCGACGACCTCCACTTTTGCGGAACGAACCGGGCGAGGAG